ATTTAATTTAGCTAGCGGTAAAGCATATCAAATTAATGGTACAACAGTTATCAGTAGTACATCATTAGGCCCAACGATTGCAAGTGCGCCGTCATTAACCTCCGTTGGTAATTTGTTAAGTTTACAAGCTGGTAATATTAATATTAGTACTAATAATGTTATTAGTTTTATTAATGCTGGTATTACTAACGGTGATATAGTGTTGACACCAAAGGGCTCTGGCAATGTTAGCGTATCTGGTAGAAAAATTACAAACTTAGCATCACCATCGGATAATGCAGATGCTGTTCCACTAGCCACATTAAATGCAACAGTCCGTTCAATATCATTGGCATTTAGCGCAGATACTACTGGTCTAACAAATTTACAAATTGCATCAAATATCTTAGCAGTTGTATACCCGGTGTTAGAGCACGATGCCGGAACAATTTGCAGAATGTGGTGTACTAGCGGATTAAGCCACTCTGTTAAACAGTTTCAAATACTTAACGGTGTGTGGACATACATCGCAGACCTATAATGCAAACGGGTAAAACAGCATAAATACAATGGATAAGGAATAAACGAGATGTCATATACTATTAATAGATTTAACGGAGCGCAAGTTGCTGTTGTTGCCGACGGAACGGTTGACAGCACACTTGACATTAAAATCATTGGTAAAAACTACGCAGGTTACGGTGAAATTCAGAACGAAAACTTGGTTTTTATGCTGGAAAATTTTGCCAATACTACACAACCACCAAAGCCTATTAGCGGCCAAGTTTGGTATGACAGCGGCAATAAAAAGTTAAAATTCTATGACGGTGTAAAATTCCGTACAGCAGGCGGTGCAGAAGTTGGTTCAACAGATCAACGTCCTACTACTCCGTCACTTGGAGACTTCTGGTTTAATACTGATACTAAGCAATTATTTGCTTATAACGGAGCAAGCTATACATTAGTTGGTCCTCAAGCAGTTCAAGGCGCACAGACTACTGAAATGGTATCTCGTAGCGTAACTGATGCTGGCGGGTTAACTCATCCAATCATTGAAGCACAAATTAACGGTGCTACTATCTACATTATTAGCCAGGATGCAACATTCCAGTTAGATAATACAATTAATGCTATTACAGGATTTACTAAAATTCATCCTGGTATTACAATGGCATATACTCAGCTTGAAGGTGATACAACTTTAGGTGTTAGTCAAGGTGCATTTAGATTCTTTGGTAGTGCAACTAACGCTGAAAAATTAGGTGGTATTGATGCAACTAGTTTTGTTCGATCAGATGTAACTCCATCCTTTACTACTCAAGCTAACTTTGCTGACGTTGGTTATACAGTTGGTTTGCCAACTAAGAAATTATATGTGTTTGTTGACGGCAACGGTGTTCCAACAATTCAAGCAAACTATGATACATTATTATTCCAGACAAAAACTGGCGGTACTAATACACCATTAAAGTTAGTTGGCCCTGATATATTACCAGGTACAAATAATGCAACTGATATTGGCTCGGCTGGTGTTAAATTTAAAACAATGTATGCCGCCGTATTTAACGGTGTTGCAACTCAAGCAGATACTGTTACTGTAGCAGGTATTGCTCGTTCTGCTAGTACAGCAATGTCAGCGAATACTGTAGCAATCCGTGACGCTAATCAAGATTTATATGCACGTTATTTCCAAGGTACTGCAACATCAGCACAATACGCTGACTTGGCAGAAAAATATCTTGCAGATGATGAGTATGAAGTTGGTACAGTAGTATCAGTAGGCGGTGAAAAAGAAGTTACTGCAACAACCTACGGTGATCGTGCATTGGGTGTAGTATCTGCTAATCCAGCATTTATGATGAACAAAGATCTTGTTGGTGGAACATATATTGCATTGAAAGGTCGTGTACCAGTAAAAGTACAAGGTCCAGTTAACAAGGGCGATGAATTATGCCCAGGCGATGGCGGAGTTGCAATAGTTGATACCTCAGCAGAATCAGAAGGTAAAACATTTGCTATTGCTCTTGAATCAAGCGATGATGCTGGCACAAAACTAATTGAAGCAGTAGTATTATAATAGGATAACCCATGGCAGCATTAATTCAAGCAACAGACTATAACACGTTGCAATCAAAAGTTGCTTTGATTTTAGGAGCAGGTAGTGCTGACTACGGCTATGGTCAAACAGTTTCTAGTGCGCCAGTTGTGCAGGCGGTATCAATTAGTTCACCTCAGTGGGTTAACTTACGTAACGATTTATTAAAAGCTCGTCAACATCAAACTGGTACAGATTTAAGTTCGGTTATTACATATCCGGGAGTGGGGGTGCTTATTACACAAGCCGATTTTAATGCCGCCACTACGTTAGCTAATGATATGGTTACTAATCGTCTAGTAAGACCACCAGATAATCAAGTTACAGTTGCAAATTTAATAACTCCGGCAGTGCGTACAAATCCTTGGAACGGCCAAATAAATCAAATTGTAACAGTGAATTTCGCTAGCGCAAATGATATCAGATATTTCTTTAATACAGGAAGTACTATACAATTTAGTGCGTCAATTGCTAACTATACCGGAACAGGATCAGATAAAGGCCCTACTTGGTATGCAATGTTAAATGGTATGGGAATAATTAGTTTTGGTCAAAGTGATACTACTTGTAGCGGCTCTGGTACTAACTCGGCAATTGGTTATGCACAGTTATCATCAACATACCAGCAAATATTTCAAAAGCCAGCTCCAGCTGGAACTTATGCATCAAACGATTATTTTATCTATGCTAAATTAAATTCAGCAACACAAATTGAATTTAAAATTTCATTCCAGGATAATGCAACATTTACTAATACTACAATTTATCCAGGTGGATATGGCCCGTACGGTGTTGACGAGGATGTTAACGGAACATTAACAAGTAATGTACAAATGAGATATGCTACTGGTTCAAACGTTGCAGTTGCCGCCCCAACCGGCAATTCAACAGGTATTTAATTTTATAAATTATGGCAACAAAAGTATCCGCCACCAGCTATAATTCAATTCAGACTCAAGTAGCCGATGTATTATCAGGTTACGGTCAATCTGTTGCTAGCGGACAAGTTACACAGTCAATATCAATTAAATCATTACCTTGGGTTAATTTGCGTAACGATTTATTAAAAGCTCGCCAACATCAAACTGGATTAGATGAAACTGCTAAAATTCCAGCAACCGGTGTCGGCGCAAAAATTACAAATACTATCTATACTGGTGCAGTTACTATGGGTAACGATATAATTACTAATCGTTATGCACAACCGCCAGATAGTCAAGTTAGCGTGTCGAACGTAGCAACTAGCCCTGCCGCTAATGGATGGAATGGAACAATTAATCATACTGTAGTTTTAGATTTTCCAAACTCATCTGCAGCCGCTGCCTTTTTTAATTCTGGTAGCACTATAGATATTAGTGCAGGTATTAGCGGATATCCGGGGTCTGGATCAGATAAAAGTCCTACCTGGTATGCAATGTTTACTGGTATGGGAACAATTCGAATGAATTATAACTCAACAGTTTGCACAGGTTCTGGTACAGGATCGGCAATTGGTTATCGCCAACTTACTGGTTCTTATCAACAGATATTTAGAAAAGATGCTCCATCAGGAAATTATTCAAGTAATATATATCTTGTGTATGCACAAGCTAATTCAGCAACACAGTTACAATTCTTAATTCAATTGCAAGATAATGCAACAGGCGGACAAGATGAACCGGTTGACGGAGCATTATACAGTTATGTTAAAGCACGTTATTCATACGGTTCAAATGTGCAAGTTACTGCTCCTACAGCAAGTACAAATTCAGTCGATAGTGCATGGACAACATTAACCAGTTTACCGTTGCTCGATATTAACCCAGATTTAATTGCCGCTGGTATCCAGCAATATATAGAAGTGCAATTTACTGCTATCGGTGGCATTGCTCCTATTACTTGGAGTGGTGGCGCACCTCCAGGATTTACATTTAGAAGTGATGGCTTGTTATACGGATCGAGTCCGGGTGTAGGACAAACTACTCCAGCAGTTAGCGGATCGTATAACGTCACAGCTACTGATTCTCGAGGTTATCAGATTACCCAAACTATCAGTTATAACTTCGGCCCAAGCCCAGGTTATTAAAATATTTTCCACCCCCTGAAATTTAGATAATTACTGTAGTTACTACAAGGATTATCTATGGATGAGCGGGTTGAAAAGGCATTTGAAATTGCCAATTATATGTCTACATTGTCTAATCAAAGACGTGTGGCATTAGAAGAATTAGAACAAAAATTAGTACACTATACTAATGGCGGCACTTTCAAAATTACGCCTACCCTAATTAACTTTACCAAAACAGTTTTGGATTTAGGTCATGACAGTGACATGGCATTTATTGATGAAAATAATTTGCCAATCCTTATTAACGATGTACAAAAATTCTTTGACACGATTGTTGAAATTTATTTCCAAGCAGTAAATGAATATGCATCTAAGTATGCTGAAATTAAATCTAAACGTAAAGTAGAGGATATAGTTAAACTATGACCCGTGGCGGATTAATATTTGCTCAAAATAACGGCACAGTTGATTACATAAAACTTGCTGTATTTGCCGCCGCACGAGTGGATGAGTTTCTTGGTATTCCTGTAACATTAGTCACTGATAATCTTGACTGGCTAGAAAAGAATTATCCCAATCACAAGTTTGATCATGTTATTGAAGTTAAGAATGAACAAGCACGGTATAAAAAGTTTTACGACGGTAGTTTAGCATCTAAGCAATTAATGTGGAAGAACACAACTCGCAGTCAAGTGTATGACCTTAGTCCTTACGATACTACACTAGTTATTGACAGTGATTATATTCTTAATAGCGATATTTTGTTATCTGCTTTTGATAATGATTATGACTTGCAACTATACAAGAAAAGTTTTGATCTAGCAGGTTGGAGAGATACTAGTAGCTTTACACGTATTAATCAATATTCAATTCCTTTTTATTGGGCTACAACTTTTGTATTCCGTAAGAATTCTGTTATGGAAGCGTTCTTTACTTTGATCACACATATTAAAGATAATTGGGATTACTATAGAGTTTTATACAATATGGATAGTAATTTATATCGTAACGACTACGCATTTAGTATTGCGATACATTTAATGAATGGAAAGACTGATGGTAATTTTGCTGTTGAACTTCCAGGTACAATGACCTATATAACTGACAGAGATTTAATGCTAGATATGAAAGATACCAGTATGAATTTTCTTGTAGAAAAGAAAAATCATTTAGGCGAATATTTTGCTGTTAAAACCCAAGATATTGATGTACATGTTATGAACAAATATAGTCTAACACGTTTTATAGACGGAGGTTCAGGTGTCTAAAGGGTTCCTTGTATTTGCACAAAATACTGACACAGTGGATTATGTGCGCCAAGCATACGCATTGGCTTTAAGCATTAAGACAAGTCAGCATACAGTTAAGGACATTAGTCTAGTGACTAATAGCCCAGTACCAGAAGAGTATAAAAGTGTGTTTGACCAGATTATTCCAATTCCGTGGTGGGAAGAAGCTAGCACAAGTTTACAAGCAGAGCATCGCTGGAAGTTGTATCACTCAACACCATATGATGAAACTATTGTGCTTGATGGTGATATGCTGTTCTTAGATGATATTAGCGATTGGTGGGAGTATCTATCCAATCATGAGATTAAGTTTTGCTCACGAGTGTTAAACTATAAGGGTCAGGCAATTGGTCCTGATCCATATCATCGTAAGGCGTTTATTGCTAACAATTTGCCTAACCCGTATTACGCATTACACTATTTTAAAAAGACAGATAAAGTATTAGCATTTTACAAAGCACTTGAGTTTGTTATCAACAACTGGGAATTGTGCTATGGTAAATTTGCACCTAAAGAATATCAAAATTGGGTTAGCATGGATTTAAGTTCTGCTATTGCTATTGACATTGTAGGCTTACATGGTGATGCTATTGATGCAGGATGCCCGTTAGAGTTTGTACATATGAAAGCACCATTGCAAGGTTGGACGCCTATTCCGTCAAGCTGGCAAGAAGCTGTACCTGTACACTATAACAAGAATAAAGAATTACTAGTGGGCAATATTAAACAACCAAAGTTATTTCATTATGTAGAAAAAAATTTCCTAACTGACACATTGTTAGCAAAATTGGAGGCCGCATGTACGATGAATTAACTGACGAGCAAATAGAGGCAATGTCTTACAAACAACCTCCTGTACAATATTTTGCTTGCTATGATAAAAAAACAGGAGAGATTAGTGCAATTACTAACGCATATAATCCGTCGTATCCTAATCAACTTGAAATAGATGCGGCAACTGCACATCCGTTTCTTAGCGGCGAAATGAACTTTGTTGACTATGTAGTAACCTACGGTAAGAACAAAGATAAAAAACTTGAGCTGATGCTTGTACCCAAAGTAGACTATATGCATAGTTTACAAAACAAAATTTATGAACAAGTAGAAAATACTACCAATTTAGATACTAAAGATTTTATTGTAGAATGGACTAAAGACGGTTGGAACTTTATTCTTAATGCTACTATTGATAATGATTTACTAAAAAATTTAGTATTTTTTATCACATATGAAACTAATGTTGATGCGCTAATCCGCACAATTACCATTGATACAGAAGATCTATATCAGCCAGTACACGTGCCATTTATTACAATACAAGAACATAACATTGATAATTTAGCAGTATCTACTAAATCAGTATTTGGTTCCTATGGATTGAGAATTAGCCATGATTAAAATTATTGAACAAGATATCATCTTCCTTAGTTATGATGAACCAAATGCTGAAAAAAATTATGCAGACTTGCTGACTAAAGCACCGTGGGCAAAACGTGTACACGGAGTTAAAGGCAGTGATGCCGCACACAAAGCATGTGCCGCATTAAGTGAAACAGAATATTTTGTTACTGTAGATGCTGACAACATTGTTGATCCAAAGTTTCTTGAAGTTGAAATTAATTTAGATGAACTTGGACTAACACCTAATCATGTATTCAGTTGGTGCGGTAAGGTTCACGTTAATCATTTAATGTATGGCAACGGCGGTCTTAAATTATGGACACGCGAGTTTGTTAACAATATGCGAACCCATGAAAACTCAGATCCTAACGATGTTAAGGGTCTAGTAGAGTTTTGTTTTAATGATTACTACTATCAATTCAATGAATGTTATAGTGAGAGTTTTACTAACGGTAGTCCGTTTCAAGCATGGAGAGCAGGATTCCGTGAAGGCGTAAAAATGTCATTAGAACAAGGTGCTAAAACTAAAGACATAAAATCAATTTGGTGGCAAAACTACCAACGTTTAATTGCCTGGTGTTCAGTTGGTTCTGATGTGGAGAACGGAATGTGGTCCATTCTTGGCGCACGTGAAGGATGTTACTTAACTAACTGCACTAATTGGGACTATGCTAATGTACGTGATTTTGAATATCTAACAGAACATTGGCAACGACAGCATGAAGGCAAAGATCCTGAGGATACTTCTGCACATATAAATTACTTGTTTAAAGAACTAAGAGATAAATGTCAACTTGAAATTGCTAACTTAGATCCGGCAGGTAGTAAGTTCTTTAAAGCAATATATCAAAATGCTCCAAGAAGGAATCGTCGCGCAAATGTATGATATAATTTTTATCAGTTATAATGAGCCAAATGCTGAAAAAAACTTTTCTATTTTAAAAGAACGATTTCCGTTAGTTAAGCGTATAGACGGAGTTGTAGGCATACACCAAGCACATATTGCCGCCGCAAAAAAAGCATTTACTAAAATGTTTTGGGTAGTAGATGCTGACGCAGAAATACTACCATCATTTAAATTTGATTACATTGTACCTGAATGGGATTTAGAAACAGTACATGTGTGGCGCAGTCGTAATCCTGTTAATGGATTAGAGTACGGCTACGGCGGAGTTAAACTATTGCCTAAAGATCTAACTAAAAACATGGACTTATCTAAAACAGATATGACCACAAGCATTAGTAAGTCATTTAAACCTATTCCGGAAGTGAGTAATATTACAGCATTTAACACAGATGCGTTTAGTGCATGGCGTTCAGCATTTCGCGAATGTGCTAAGTTAGCTAGTAATACTATTGATCGTCAAGATAGTTCAGAAACATTTGAAAGATTAATAACTTGGTGTACTACAGGTGATGAACAACCTTGGGGCATCTATGCCATTGCAGGCGCACTCGCCGGCAAAACATACGGTGAAAGAAATGCCGCTGATCAAGCGGCATTGAGTAAGATAAATGATTATACCTGGTTGCTAGATAAGTTTAATTCTGAACAAGCTCATCAGCCATTGGAAAGATTTCAGAAATAACTTTTGCACAAGCAATAGCAACTTCTTGATGTTCTTTCTGTGTACCATTAGCACTACGTAATTCAATGAAATGAATCCAACTACGTAATGTACCATTCATATATAGACGACTTTCGATAAGTCCTTCTGGTAATACAGCACGAGCTTGTTCTTTAGCTATGCCGTTAGCAATAGCCCATTCATACTCTCGTTTAGCGGCATAAATGACTCGTTGTTGAGCTCTATACCATTCATTTTGTAACAGTTGATCATCGACTTCGATGCTGTTCTGTCTATTTTTGTCGTCTTGCAATCTTGCTTCTCTTGTGACAAAATTAAGGTCTTTAGTAGGGTCCGCATATCGCTGACTAAATTCTTGAAAGCTAAAGGATCTATGTCGCAAGATCTGTCTTGCAATATCTCTTGTTGTTGTAATTTCGATACAGGCACTGACCATTTCGAGCGGAGACCAGTGCTGGTGTTTGACCAAGTATCGGATAAGTTTTTCGGATGTCTCTGTGTTAAGTTGATTGGAAGGATTGCTAACACGGGCGCAATACGCAATGAGTTCCTGTGCATCTGCAATGCCAAGATCTGCAAATTCTTGTGTGGGCTGACTGTAACTGAGTAATCGAACATTCATTTATAATTTCTTTTTCTTTAAAAATTGCTGGGTTGATCTTTCAATGTCTTTTTTAACTCTTTTAGTATCAAGTTTAAAATCAACATTGTCTATTTTAGCCTCATAGGACTTGCAAAGTTCAGAGAGCGTTTCTTGGAACTGCTCCCATCCCTTACGCTTGGTTTCTGTTGTTATTTTTATTTCCCAAGTCTTGCCATCTTTAAAATTGACCAGCACCGCATGGAGATACCCGATCGGTAGTACATTAAGTTCTACCTCCCCGAACACTTCTGGCCAATGCTGTATGACTTCTTTGGGAAGAGGTCTTCCCTTAGTCATCACTTAGTTTTTTTGGTCGGAACCAACTCCTCGGCCTTGCGGCGCATAGCGGCTGCTTCTTTAGCTAATTTATCTGCTTGTGAGCGATAAAATTTTGCTTGATCTTCTGGCGTGCCTTCAGGAGCAACAACTGGTGCTGCCTCTTCACTTAATGGTGCCTTAACTTCTTCAGAACGTGCAACTTCTGTGACAGTAGTATTAGCTTTAGCTTTATCCATACTGCTCATCGGAACAGCTAATCCGTCTACTGCTACACCACGTTGTTCTGCAATGATTTGGTTAAGTTCAGATAACTGAATTGACACACCGATAGTAGGAGTCATTTCAATTGCGTCAGTTGAAACTTTAACTAATCGACCAGTTGCGTGTAATGCTGGTAACATTCTTGAGCCATCTGGAAATTGTGTACGATCCAATGCATCGGCAAATTCATATGCTTCCTGTGCCGCCGGACTTTCTACACAATTGATAATAGCGTTGTGCATGTCATCTGGCAAATTCTCTGTCGGAACAACTAGTGCGCTATAAGCGTCACCTGGTAGAGTTCTAAAAGCAACTAGTACTTTTTTACCTGTAGCTTTAATTCTACCTACGTGTTTAAGTGATTGCATAATTATGCTCCTGGCTGTGCCGCTTTTTGTGCTTCTGCTTGTTTAGCAACAGTATCTAAAAATGTTGATAATTTGTTATATAATGTACCTACGGCAGCCATTTCATTTGCCTTAAATGTTCCACGTGAACTAGCAATATCGATGATTTGCTTCATTGCGGCTAGATCGTTTAAGTTTAACTCTGCCGCACCTTCTTGAGGTTCTTGGGCTTCTGGTTGTGTATTTTCTGTAGTATCAGTCATGGTATCTCCTTTGATAATATACTAACTTAATTATCTCAAGTTTAAATGTGGGCAGGCAATCGTGAAGAAACTAAGTTCCTTTTCAGATTCAAACCCTATAAGCGTAGTGTATATAATTGTATTATTATGATCGAGCGCAATACTTTGCCCAATATAATATCTATTATTTAAATTGTTTTTAATCCACTCGTCTAAATTGCGAAGTAACGGTGTATTATATTTTTCTATAGTTGTATATTTAAAATGCGGAGCGGCAAACTCTACCCTCCGTAGATCAAAATAATTTAGAGGATTTGGTTTGCCGTTCTTTAACGCCATTTATGCTGTAGCCTTTGCAAACTCGTAGTATGCGTACTCGCCAAATGGCGGAACAATTTTATCATTGCCATGGATAATGAATACTGTGTCACAGTAATTTTCATCGCCCCAGCTACCCCAGGGATAACCGTCTGTGAACATGATAAACTTTTTAGGGTTAATATCATTTTCTTTCATGTATTCCCAGTTGGCATCAAAGTCTGTACCGCCACCACCCATGACTTCATAGTTATCAAAATCATCCATTGAGTAACCATCAAAGTCTTGCTCGTTGTAAACTCGTGTATCAAAGCACCAAACTTTAATTTTAAAGTCTTGATATTCTTGCATGATACCTTTGATTTCAGCCATAAAATCTTTAGCTTGCTCATCACCGATTGAACCAGACATGTCGATTGCTACACAGATATCAATTGTTTCTTGGAATTGTTGACCTGGCAGTACTGCATTCATGTGCCATCCCTTACGGTTAGGACGCATAAATGAATAGTCATTCTTGATAGTGCTTTGGATTTGTTGACGCAAAATATCACGCCAATTCATCTTAGGCTCAGTCAGCTCTTTAATCATGCGTTGAATGCCTGCAGGCGTATTACCCGCACCCGCTGCCTGAGCCGCCGCAATAGTAGCTTCGCGGATTTCATCGCGAATTTGTTTTAGTTCTTCTTTAGAATATTTAGGTTTGTTGCCACTACCATTGCCATCTTGGTTACCCCAATCGACGTGATCATCAAGCAACTGTCCTAATGCTTCTAATTGCTCGTCATCCATTTTATCTTTAATGTCGTCATAGACGGCTTCGGCCGCCCAGCCGTAGTATTTAGGATCGTGGAAAATTTTAATTTCTGGAGGTTGTTCTCCAATGCGGTCGCGTACTAATTGCCCGTTAACGCAATAGTCAGCGGCAATGTTGAAAATCTTACGATCACGGCCTTCAGTACGACCCAAGTGATCAAAAACATTATGGAGGATTTCATGTGCAAGAACAAACTCAATTTGTTTAACACTAAGTGGCGTAAAAAAATCACGGTTAAAGAAAACAGTACGACCGTCTGTTGCGGCAGTAGCACACCACTCACTGCCATCTTTAATTTGTAGGCGTGTAGCCATATTACCAAAGAATGGATGACGCAGTAGCAGACCAACTCGTGCTACAATAATTTTATCGATAATTGGATCTAAATGTGCCATGAATGCTCCTTAACTGTATGTATATATTATAACAGGGACCGTAGTCCCTGTCAATTGATGCTATGCCAAATTACTTCTCAGTGGCTTGGGCAATGTACTTACCAAATTTAGTATGAAACTCATCAAAACATGCAATCTCATCTGGATCCAATGGCAACTTATAAGTTGACAATGCAATCTTAGTACCCATAATAACCAACTCAGTTTCGAAGTTCTTCATCATGAATTCAAAGAAGCAGTTAACTTTTGAGTTCCAATCTTTGTCTTTCTTGTCGCAAGCATCTTTTAGCTCATAGCACAATGACACAGTTAAAGAATACATAGCTGAAATCTCTTTTGAGTTCATTGTTTTAACTTTGCCATTCAAAATATCACGTGGATCTGGCATTTTGCTAGAAATCTTACGGTGTGCCATAAACTTAACAGCAAGGCCTTCACCAACTGAACCCGATACTAAGTCTGCTAATGTTTCAACATCACAGTCGTCATCATGAAGCAATTCGCTTACAAATGCCCAAGAGCGTGGTGTAGCAAATGCACGTGAGCTAGACTTTGGATCGAAGTCATACAAGTCTTTCTTAGAGAAAGTCAAAAAGCCTACAACGTCTTTATGGACTTTGTTTTCAGTAGCCCACTCAAAGTAGTCATCCCAATCCACTGTCATTTCTAAGTGAACAAAACGATTAGCCAACGGAGCAGGCATACGATAAGTAACACCCTTGTCAGTTTCACGGTTACCTGCGGCAACGATTACAACGTTTTCTGGCAAATAGTAAGTACCAACACGTCGATTCAAAATAAGTTGATAAGCGGCGGCTTGTACACTAGGTGCCGCAGAGTTCATTTCATCCAAGAATAGGATAATTTGTTTATGATTCTTAGCAAATTCTTTGCTAGGCAATTCTGAAGGAGGTGCCCAACGCATAGTGCCATCGTTGGAATCAAAGTATGGAATACCTTTAATGTCTGTAGGCTCCCACAATGACAATCGGACGTCAATTACATGAGCTTCGAGCTCAGTGCCCAATTGTTTGATAATATCCGACTTACCAATGCCGGGAGGACCCCATACAAAGATTGGACGCTGATTTTTAAATGCTTTACGCAGTGACTTTTTAGCACCTTTTGGGCCCACTGTGCGACTGATAATCTCGCTCATATAATTCCTATCTTAAAAAAGTTTTGTTGAAAAACGCTGTTGATGTAAGTATTATACGTGGAAGTGCTAGAAGTGTCAACGATTATTTTGGCTATCTAGCTCTTTTTGTCGCTCATTCATTGCTTTAATGAGTCCAAATTTTCGAATGTCGTCTGAAAACAAAAATAACTCAAACGACTTTTTTTCTGAAAATACAGTAATGCTTTCTATGGTAAGATAGTATGGGCAATCTATATACCTTTCCAAAAAGATGATAGTTTGTGGACTAAGCTCAATTGGCTCAGTAAACGGAATTTCATAACTAGCCAATTCCAATTCTTTTGTTAGAAAATCAAATCCAGCATCGCTTAATCGAAATGCTGTTTGTTTATTAACACGGTTGGATTGCCACCAAGTTCTTGAGTACATTGTTACGTTGGTCTCGTCTGTACTCTTGCCCCACTGCTGTAGGAAAATTTTGGTTAATGTATCTCTGTCGATCATTTAACAATAGTACCAGAAGTTAACTTAACTACTTGAAAGTCTTCTGTACCAAATGTTAAATTTAATTTCTTAGCTAAGTTGTGTGCGTGACCAGGATTACTAAAAGAAACCTTTTTGTATTTTGGGCCAGGATAAGATGTGAGGCTATTAAAGCTCTTAAGATTGAAAGGCTCATTTTTATAAAAGACAGCCCAAATTGCCTCTGCTTCGAGGATCTGTTCTGCTTTATAAGTTTTTTTGTTTACGTGCTCTAATAGTATGCGCGGTTTAGGTCTACTCATTACTGAGTCCTCCATTATGTACGCATATATTTATCTTTTATTCTGTGTATAGACCAGGCTTTAATTCAGTGTCCATATTCCACGATATAATAGTTTTACGACTTGTACTACTATTAATAGGTGCTCGATGTATCACATAGCTTGGGAACGTTAAGATATCACCTTCTTTAATATCAAACTCTCCAATTGTAGTTTGATCATACGGATTGATAAATTGAGTTCTAGGACAATCTGCCGGAAGTTCTAAGAAATAAACATTTGTCCAATTACTGCCATGAACATGCCACCCGTGTAACGAGTTGTGTTCATATTGCTGAAACCAAATTTCTCTAATTTTAAATTCAGCGTATCCTAACAATGTAGTTACTTCTTGGAGATGAGTAAACAATGCCGGCCTAACGACTTGAAGCCACGGCCGATTATAGTCCCATCGACTTGTATTCCAGTCACACCTTGTAATATCGACAGCATCTTCAGTTTCTACTAATCGATCAAATTCTTTTTGATTGTTAATTTCATTAAGAATTTGATCTTTAAGTGCTAGATGTTCTTTGAACTCGCCAATGACATATGGACTGTTAAGACTTGTTTTCTTCAAAGCCACCGCCATCCATACTAACACTAACTACTTCAGTATCTACTGATTGTTTAAGTTGATTAAACATTGTTTCGAAGTCCTGGTTTACCTTATCTAGCAACTCAGTTAATGCCATGTTAAGCATCCTAGCTTGTGCAAGAGACATTTTAACTTCTTTTGCTTGACTAAGTTCCGCACTACGCACCTGTTGAACAAATTGTGTTACAGGAGTTAGGTTAATCTGATTTTGCATTGGCTAATACCGTTTTCATTTCAAGTTCACTTTTAAACGGACCTTTAAATGGATAACGTTCAATAGTAATTGCTTTAGGACAGAATGATTTAACCCATCCTTTATCAAATTTAATTACATAATACCCTGCACAATACAAACTTTTACTTGCATTACTTTTTGTAAACAGCGGTAATTTCTTTTGTACATTGTACATTGCGTTGTAAGGTTTGCAACTAGTAGGATAACCGTGACATTCATTTGGCTCGGCTTCTGTAATTTTAACCTTAGTGCTAGTTAAGAAAAAATTTGCTCCAAATTGCTTTGTGAGATCTTGTTTTTTATTAAACATAATCTCGCCCTGGGTGCTACTTAAAATAAATTTGTTGTTTTCTTTTTTGTGGAGCGTGGCAATTTTATTGCCGTCTTGCTCCACAATCCAAAATTTGCCATCGACGATGGGCTTTGCATGTATCTCTGTCATTTTAGTCCCCTTTATAAGAGCCCCGCAGGCGCTCTATTAATGTACGCATATATTTATCTCTCTTTTTTCTGAAATAAATTCTTAAAAAAATTCAACAGGTTATAAAACCGCATTTGATAATTGCTAAACATAGGGGGATGATGTGGGCAACGACCTTGCCTCCAGTTACAATCCTGTGTATATTCTTTACCGCAAGCAGTACACTTGTCCATTATGATTTTCCGTTAATTTCTTCGCCAAGCTCTGCTACCATCTTTTCTAATTCTGCAACACTTTCATCAAAGTTTTCTTCATTAAACGCAACCGTAAGTGCATCTGCAACTGAATCTAAGTGTGCTTCCATAGTTGTATCAGCATCCGGATCTTGTGCAAGACCCTGCCATTCTTTAATTTTAATTTCTTCAGAGTCTGGTACATCATCGTGCCAGCTATTAATCCAACGTGTGCCAGCCCATTTGGCTTGATATGTGTAACTGTTCTTGCCCGCAGTCTTAACCATATAGATACCGTTGCGTACAGGGTTGATCTTTTTAGGGAACCATTCGGTCATTTCATATTCAATGTCATCCATGTTTGAATACTTTTCCCACTTGTTATCGTTTTTATTTGAGCCTGCAATGTAAAATCCAAAGTCTGAACTCTTACCATCTGTGCTACCGCCCCAGTTGTCAATCTGTTCACCATCGTACTCTACATAGTTAACAATTTCTTCACCGTCGATCTCATCGTAACCTAATGTTAGTTTAGTAATATCAAACGGCATTTTAAGGTCGAGGTCAGCTTCGAAGAAAGTTCCCTTCTCATTACTATTTCCAAGGAACACTACAGTACCGTCAGGTTGGCTTCCAATCCATACTTCATCGTTGCAAGTCCATTCTGGCTCACCTTCTAATCCACACAGGTCTTCGAGTGATCTCTCAAACACTATTTCGCCATTCTCGTCTTCAATTTGTAGTGTGCCTGCGTTGCGACTAACACCCCCTGCATGACCCATGTTATCACACTCATACCAACTGCCTGGAGGAAACGGCCACATGTCTTCTGGAATATTATTTTCTTCGGCATAATCACTTTGCCAAGCAAAGTCCATTAAGTCAATTCTACGATGTTTAAAGTAATCGTAAATCTTACGATCTACTGTGCCCATAACTTTCTCGCCACCGTAACCCCACATACTAATTTTGTATGTGCGAGGAGTGAACGCTAAAATTTCAACCAGTTTTGCTTTTTCTTCAGATGTTGCCATGTTATACCTCTTCGGTTAATTTACGCCAAGTAACATCCTTTTCAAGATATTTTGCTTGGAACGGTTCTGCATAAGTTTGAATGTTGTCTGAGATTTTCTTCATATCCCAAGTATTACAGAATTTAAGCATACGGATACCAACCTGATCTACAGTCTTAGGTACTGCGTTTGCATCAATAGTTTCACGGATGTATTGTTTAATTTCGGGAGGTTGTGCTGTTAAATCACATAATTTAACATTGCGAGTGTAATCATCTAGTACACGATGTTCTTCACCATTATGGTCTACCCAACGTTGCAACATGAGATTGTTCCAAGAATATCCTTTAGCGTTACGATCTTCAAACGCTTCTGTGAGACCAACTTTATTCTTTGACCCCTTAGTTCGAACACCTGGGTAAGCTGAAAAGACATTATCTGATGTGTCGCCTCGCATACACTTTTCAAATAGTAACCATTCTGGGTTGGGTGCAGACTTAGGCTCCCCTGTCTTTTTATCTTTAATCGGTTTACCTTTTGCATCAAAGTACCCCTCGTGTGTAATATGAATATCGCCTACACCATTATATTGACTAACGTTAGGACCTATTAGCTGTGCAAAGTCGCCATCTGTCGAAATAATAACATGTTTGCTATGCGGATGTGCTTGCACCCAACCTGCAATTAAATCATCTGCTTCTAAGTTAGGATGTTGCATTACAGTAGCATTAGTTTTTTCTTCAATAAATTTTTTAAACTCGTCAAACGCTTCCCAGAACAATTTGTCTTCTTCTTGTTCTTTGACAGTCATAGCATCACGTGTTTCTTTACGATTAGCCTTGTACGGCTTGTAAAAATCTTTACGCCAGCTACGACCTTCGAGACAGAATACTACGTGAGTGCCGCCAAAGTCTTGCCATGCTTTCTTAATGCTGTTAAAAGTGATATGGAAAGCCATGCCAAGTTTAATGTCACTAGAACCTTGTACAACGTGTCTAGCACGGAAAAATGTGTTGGCTGTATCAACCAAAATGTATGTCATTTATAATATTCCATATCTGCCGCAAATACAAACCGGTATTCAATGCTGTCAGTAATACCGGGCCTATGCCACAGTTTACTAGGATATACGTTCCAAGTCAAGTTATTCGGCTTTAAAAAGATAGTGTCGTTAAATGTCGGGTGATCAAAACCAAATTCAGTACCTGATAAATCGGGCTCACTAACTGGTGGAATATGCACATACCAAATTCCACTGATAGTGTCTGTAGTACCATCATTATCGCTAACATGGTGATTGTGCCACATATTGTTTCGATCTTCGCAATCTCTTGAACTAGTCATAAATGCCCAACTCATAATATTCTTAATTCGAACTTCCCGTCCTAAAAACATAAAACATGAGTAGATAAAACTTTGGCGCATTTTTAAAAAGACAGGTTCGGGTCTTGCAAACAAGTTTTCTTTAGTTTGAAACTTTGGACTATTTTCAAAATAGTGACCAGCATCAATAATGTCCTTAGTAATGAACATTAATTGGGTATTGTCTTCTTCAGTAATTAAAGAACTGAAGTCATATTGATCAATGTACTCGTTTGATGTAACTATTTTCATTATGATGCTTCTGCTCTGTTGTTGCCAATTTTACTGACATTAATAAATCCAGCGGCCCGTGAAGTATCTAACCCTTCATCGCCTAGCATATTACGTACAATATCTCTAAACCAGCGATCAACAATTTCTTCTTCTGGGTCGCTTTCAAAACCGTATCCAGCTTTGATCAAATCTTGTATAAAGAATTGATTCCAATCAAGTTCAAAAAACCCGTTACGCGGATTATCTGCATTTACTTTAGTATCCATAACTGCAATAAACGCTTCGCCTTTAGCAGTAGCACGATCCTTTGGTGCTAGATTAGCAATGCGTTCTGCTTCCTTAGCCGCTTCTTCTCGTAGCTTTGCTTGTTCAAGTCTAGCAACAGCTTCTGCTTTTTCTTTCTCTATTTTTTCAATACCAAAGATTTTTTTAATAAGTTGTTTCATTTTAAATTCCTACAAAGTTCATACTAATTGCAATTCTATTATCCTGCGACTTGTTTATTTGACTTCTATGTTTTAACCAGCTTGGAAATACTAATAAATCAAATTCATCTGCTTCTACTTCATTATATGCCGCATCAGTTTCTAACACATAATTTTTTCTTGGCGTTAATGAATGTATATAATCTAACGGATCTCTAAATTCTATATTTCCTGAGTTTGCTGGCTTTTTAAAATAGTATACTGCTGACAGATGTGATTTTTCAGCACCACTGCAATGACTGTGCTCACCTGTTACTTGTCCTGGTGTGTGTAAGTTAGCCCATGAAGCTGGACATGTAATATTTTTACCATCTTCATAATTTAGTTCTGCCCATACTTTATGTACACGAGCAGATGCAACAGTTATCAACCATTGCATTTCTTGAATAGTATGTAAAAATAAATGATGCTCACCTGTCGATTTACCAGTTTCAGATGCCCATTTACCTTCATCGGATCTTTCAAAGATTGTAGTTAACGCATCATCTAGCTCGTGGTGTTCAATCTCAGTTGGAACTACTCTGAATTTAAACACTGGCACAGAAAACAAGTTTACAACATCACTCAATTAAGTTCCCCACTCATTTTTAAATAATGGCACTTGTAACCGATCACTGTATCGTAATCCATGTTTCATCGCCATGTCAGCAACAGCTCTGTTATTAAGGGTGTAAACACTTTCAACGCCTCCGACTGGCATTAAGTAGACATGACCTTTAAATCCAGCGGCACGATATTCGCTAGCGGCTTTAAGAGCATAATCTCGATCTTCTTCTGTAGCAATAACAAATTTCAAATATGCTGTACCGATGTCTTCATATTCGCATACAACTTCTGGAAGAATTGCTTCCTCCCACTTTTCACCACTGCAAGGAAGTTTGGCACTTACACTAAATGTAAGTTCTTTGCCTACTTCACTATTCCACTTAGCTAAGTAACCTTTAAATTCTGGAGTAAGTTTTTGAGTACCATTTGTTTCAAATGTGATCTCTTTCAATGCTTTCATCTTAGAATTGTTTAACAAATCTGGATAAGCACGTTGCCACCCTAGTAGTGGCTCGCCACCTGTAATAACTAGATGTTCATCTAACCATTCATTGTGCGGAAGAATTTCCATAATGCGATCTGCTATAGCATCCGATGTAAGCATTGGGCTAAGATCCTTAAAGCGAGGATCCCAGCTAGCATAGCTATCGCAACCTGTAGACACCAAAGGAAGTTCTTCATATTTTTTATATTTTGTTGGATCAACATTATTTGCTTCTTCGCTTAGTTCGCCTTTAGGCATACCAAAGCCTGCACATTTAAAGTTACAACCAAATGTGCGTAGAAACACAGAAGGGACGCCCATATAGCGTCCTTCACCTTGAATTGAATAAAACAACTCAGCTATTTTAATTTTGCTCATTTCTTTTTTTCCTAAATTGCTCTAAATCTTCAATGGCACTTAACAATGTATTTGCATAATTAAATGCTTGTTGCTTACGCATGATAACAGTAGATTCTGTATCAACGTAACCTTTAGTTAGCAATGTCCAAATAGCATGCCATCGAGTTTTACTCCACCAATTACTATGTACAGTTGTATAGATAGTAACGCTTACATCGCTTTCGTCTGCCTCTACCCACACATGGTGATCGTGGTCTGAAGCACCACAGCTACAAGTGACTCGGTAGACCTTACTGTCTCCCCAATCATTTGTTTTCATAATGCCTTCTGCGGGTACTTCAATTTTCATCGCATTTCCTCAAACCACTCGTCAACCATTTCTTCTGCTTCTTGTTGTGTAAGTGCAGGGACAAAAATACGTGCAGGTTGTCCAACAGTATGTTGTACATCAAATTTAATTACACCAGTTAATGGTACATCATCAAACTCGCGTTCGACTACAAATTCTTGTAAATTTTTAGCACGGTTGATCAATTGATCAGTTAGGTCTTTTGCAGTTGTCATTTTGAAGCATACTCCTGTTGCATTTTAATGTTATCAAAGAATTCTTTCTTTGTACCCATGTCGTCTTTAAACGCACCTTTCAATACTGTGGTCTGTGTTAAACTACTCTTGGCCATAATGCCACGGTTTTCACAACACCCGTGAACGGCTTGAACATATACTGCTACGTTTTCTGAGTCGGTTGCTTTTTGGATCTCCCGAGCAATGTCATTACAAAGCTCCTCCTGGAGAGTACCTCGTCTAGCGCACCATTGTGCGATGCGTGTGTATTTGCTAAGTCCGATGAGCTTTTGAGCCGCAATGATACCAATATAAGCAACACCGGTAACAGGCTGGTGATGATGACTGCACATAGAACGCAACTCACTGCGAACCACGAGCATGCCTTCATAACGATCTGCGCTGTCGTTTGGAAATGCCGTTGCGTCTGGTGCTTTTTCATATCTACCTGCCATTATTTCGTTGTAGTACATTTTAGCAAGGCGACGAGCTGTACCTTTGCTGTTAGGATCTGTTTCGCGGTCAATAAGCAATGTATCTAGCACTTTTTCAAATGCTGTAGTTGCCTCATCAATTAGAACTTGTTTTTGTTCTTCGTCAACGTAATCACTAATGTTATCTCCAGCCCAGAATCGTTTATTCTGTGCTTTCATTTGTTCGCGGATAACTTGCGATAAATTCTTTTCACTCAATTTTAATCTCCGATGTTAAGGCAGAGGATTGCCATATGTATATTATTATACAATATTATTTAGGTTTTTGCAAATCTTTTGAAATATTATTTGCCCGAGCTTGCCTGCAGGCTTCTCGCATTTCTATAGTAAAGTCTGGACTAAACTCACTTATACTACAATTAATTACAACAACCTCGCCTTGCTTATGTCGAGGTGCAATCAACCAAACTATTGGTAAACTGAATATAACTAGTAACACAACTATAACATCTATAATCTTTCGCTTAGAAGTATCTTGCATAGTTCTGCATCTCTCTCTGATTTAAATAAAAATTCCATTTGATCCATCTTTGGGTGACTAGTAAATCGTTCACCAGGCAACCCAAATACTTCAAGTACATCTGCACATGCCTCATTCCACCAATATTCTTTTTGCCCTTGCCATGGAATAGTAACTAGATGAATATAACCGTTATCTTTTGATTTCAATCGACTATCAACCTTTTGATGTATAGTTGCCTTTGCTTGGAATGACATGCCTAACACCTCCTCTTGGATCTTCCATATCGCCTGTGCGCCTAGGAATCATATGTACATGCGGATACATTACAGTTTGACCAGCGGCTACACCAACATTTTGTCCAACATTAAATGCATCCCACCTTTCTGATTCAATACCTTCAAATCCAAATTTATAAGCGGCTTTATAGCACTCCCACAGACTAGGTCCTTCAAGGGTAGTGGGTACAAATAACAAGTGCCCTTCGGATACCGGATATGCATCTTTAAAGACCCAAAAGTCTTTAGTTCGGTATTCTATTTCGGTCCACGGTGCAATTTTATTATCGAGGGCTTGTTCCAGATCGCTGTTCATTTTTCAGTGCCTTAAGATCATCTTCGAGAAATTCTTTATACTGTGATAGTACTTCCATTTTGCGACTGCTTTCTCCAGTTGAACGTAATAGTTCAAGATCAGCAATCACTTGTTTGATCTTAGCTTCAAGATCTGAAATCGACAAATCATTTAAACTCATTCTTTCCTCCGATTTAAGCCAAAGCGTAAACCAGTCAAGCTACCAAATAATAAGAAATACGCACACCATGTTTCAAGTGTATATGGAATATGTAATACTGGGAACAGAGTATTTAAACTCCAAATACCTACAATAGGTCCAAAGATAATTGCTATAAGAATTAGAGCAACACCAAACGCAATTTTAATTAATGCACCAATCATTTCCACCACTCCTCATATGGGAATTCAATCCAAACATCTTTCTCAGCTTTGTTAATTTCTTCGCCGACAAAGTCCATCTTAACATTACATTTACTAGCAAGATTATCTATAATTACTGCAAACTTTACATTTTGTCCCCATACATGGTTCCAACGTGCATCACTTGGCAAACACCCACTGCGCCAATCTTCCATAAGCCAATTAAGTGTAGTACCTTGATCGTTGATATCATCTACTACGAGAATATTTTTACAACAAGGGTCGCCAACATTCTCAGCATTAAATCCGTAAGCATCCTCGGCCATCCATAAATTGCTTTCACCAGTGGAGCCATCACGCAAACTAATTTTAAGCATCTCGCATGGAATATCAAAATACTGACTAATCATAACAGCTGGTAAACTGCCACCGCGGGTAATGCCAACAACATAGTCTGGACGCCAATTAGTATTTGCAATTTGGCGACATACTTCATTAACCAGGCCTTTATATTCGCTAAAACTTATAATACGCTTGTTCATTGAAGCACCTGTGTATTGAATGTATGTACTTGATCTCTGCGATCAGAAATATTATCAACCATAGCATTATATTCATTGGCACTTAACACAGTTTTATAAATGCTTAATGCTTGTATAACCATAATAGCCGCAACTTCGATCGGATCATATTCGCCAACCATCTTGTCAGTGAATTCAAGATAACTATTATATAAATTTTCTATTTTATCTTCGGTCATGCTGTTAGACCGTATGCTAGAGTTTGCATTTCTTCTTTAGTCATGAAGAAGTTGTAAGTTTGTGAATCAACTACTTCGCCGTCCTTTAAAGACTCTTGAACCATGTCAACACTGAACAACCCCTTAGGGCTTAGTACTTCATGTTTCTTTAGCGTTAGGCGAAAGCCAGGGTGTTCTTTGATAACCATTTCTTTATAGGTATCTCTAACTGATTCATGTAGTTCCATCTTCTTCTCCTTTAATTGCTTCAAATGTTCTGTATTTGCCCAAAGCCGCAATGTATTCATCATACAGTTTTTTTAGCTTTGGATGCTTTTTTTCTAGTTTAACATCTCTTTCTGGAATTTGCAAGACTTTTTCAATTGTCTTTAACCGTTCTTCTAAGTCAATGCCATTAATAACCATTCGACCTCTAACTTCTAATTCTGGAGGATTGGTTTGCTTAACAGTCATTACTTGATCAGCAGGATTTTGCCAGGTATATGTATTAGAAGTCCCTGTGCCGGTTGTATAAATGGTGCTGTTTCCAGCACCACCAACGCCAGTTGATGTTAAATAAGTGCCGTTAGCACCTGCGCCAGTATTTAAAGTTATAGTTGAGCCAGTTGTACTTGCCCAACTACTACCGCCGTTAGCTACAGTTACATTACTTGTTGGTTGCGCTAAGTTGTTTATCGTGTAAGTATTCGCCATTTGGAATCCACTTGTTATTAACGAGAAAACCCCATTCTCGTTTTTGTGGGCCTGGCATAAACAATGTCCAAGCAGTTACACCTTCTTTTAATTCGATGCGATGATAACTGTTAGGACTACAAATACGGAAATGACCAGGGCCACGCCACTTGCGAACTTCACATGACTTAGTACCGTCAGCGTTGAATTGAGGAATCCATTCGTAGTAGCCGCCTTTTAAGATTAACGTGGCATATGGCCACGGATGATCATGGACATCGTCCGGATCACCTTTTAAGAATTTATGTAAGAAAACGTTAAACGGAAACTTTTTACGATCTTTAAGAAACAAATAGTAACGTTCCAAATAAGGCTCGTCACATACACGATCCATAATAATCAGTTTACGACCTTTGCCTTCAAGCCAGTTTAAGAATCTGTCTGTGAGTTTCATTTTATGTTCTTTAGTAAGTCAGTTGCTGAAAAGAAGTTCTCGTGTAATGATTGTGCTTGCTTATGGATATACGGAATACGTGATGTATAGTTATCCATATGTTGTATAATTGCACCACACAAGTCTGGTCGATATACTGTATATGAGTCAAAACTTTCAGTCCATACACTTGGATATTTGAAAGTATCAAAGTACATTTCTGTGTAACTAAGTCTATCCGGCACCATAGGAATAGCATCTACCACAGCACCCTCATAACAAGAGATGCCTAATGTTTCTTGTAGGTTTGCACTAAACACTATTTTCGCTTCGCCTAACAAGTTATGATATTCATTTTTTGTTAGTTGTTGATCCTGACAGACTACAAACTCGTACTGTGGCAAGTGTTCTTTTAAATCACGGAAGATTTCAACTTGCTTCTCTGGTGCAATGCGATGTGGGAAAAGAATTAAGTCACGTTTCTGCATACCTTTGTAAGGCAACAGAGTATCGTGCATATACTCCATGGGCCAGCCAGTGCGTACTACCTTACCTGTAGTATTAGCTTCGGGAACATAACCGCCTTTGCCTAACAAATTCTTGCCAAACATTTCAATATGGAATGTTGTAGCAAAGTAATTATGGTCAAATGCATGATAGAAACTTTGTTCTGCATGACGTACCCAAGGTTTATCTCCAACTAAGCGTCCAAGAAAGTCTTGAGGATCATAACTGCCAGCATGCCATAAGCCGTGTGTAACTACTGGAATATTCAGTAACTCACTCATGTATTTTAAGTTTATGATGCCAGGGTGCCAAGCGTCAGTAAAGATAAAGTGATCGCCGGCATGAACGGATCCGTCACAAAATAAACGGCCCATTTGCTCAACCTGTACAGACTTGTATATATTGGTGCCACCAAAATTAAGAAAAGCACCAGGAGTAGTGGCTGTAGGAATATCCGTAGGCCCGCATATAACTTGAACATTATGTCCTGCCTTTTTAAGTAGTTGAGGTACATGGGACTTCCACTGTCCCGTGTACCTTGTTTCTACAGCTTCGAGATCAACGAGAAAAACGTTCATTGTTATTGTTGTACTGTGGACGTGGGTTCTTGCCCATATATGGCTTGCGTTCACCGTTCCATGGCTTTTTAGGACGGGTACTCTTTTCATAGTTACGCCATGCCCAGCTTTCTCTGTTGTACAAATGACTCTCATCGAATGGAGCCATTTCCATACGACAGAAGTCTTGGAACTTTTCGAGATCATCAAAGATCTTTACTACGTCCGGACGATTTTCGAAATATTTGTAATCGTTGTAATTCTTAGCCATAATAGCCTCTTATATTAATATTTGATAAATGAACCATTTTCTCCATCTTCGGAGACCTCAATCCAAACCTCACGGCCTGGATACTTATTGGAGATAGCGTCATGCAAATCGCCTGACATCATCTCGCAACTCTTATAGTCTAGTTGAAGTGTACCTTCTTTGTACAGATTCTCCAACCAGCGTTTAAACTGAATAAATTCGATATCGCGATCATCGTGTGTAACACCAATCCATACTTTAAAATGGAAAATGTGACGATGCGGATAGCCTAGAAAACTTACATCATACTCATCACCTGTAGCAAGTGCTGGATCTGTAAGTGCGGCTGGGTATTTGTGTATACCTTCTTTGCGAAAGGTAACCCAAATCATTTTGTTAGGTCTAATATCTTGTCTAATAATCATAGTAAAATTTCATCGTTGCCGTATTCATCCCAATTGGTAAAATACTTGCGTTGTGTTAATTCAGATAGTGTAATGCACCACACACCTGGGTTAGTTGCGTCAAAACCTTTGTCATCAATTTTAATAGTAGCGTTATAGCCTAACTGTTGCATATATGGTAATTTTACACTAATCTGTGGAATAAATCTACGATTTTCGGTTAAACTGCTTTCCAAAAGAGCTTCAGCCGCTTTTACGTCCAAATCGAGTGTACACCAGTAGCCAGCATCTAAACACTCCTGGATCATTTCTTCCCAAGGTCTCCAAGCATCTGCATCGTTTACATCTGGATTTGGAAAACTTTGATTAGCACCAAAATACAGATGTTTGATGCGTTTGCTTTCATCAAGCAGAGCTTGTGTATCATTTGCAAGGTGTAGTATAGTTGCCGAATCATGTACACCTACTACAAACAGGGTTTGCATACCAAATGCAGGAGTACGTTCAATTTCACGACCAACAAAGAATGTAATACCTTCTTGAACTCCGTCTTTATAATCACGCTTCATTTTTCTTTTCTTCCCATACTTTAAACATTCGAGTTACTTCTTCCATACGTTCTTGAAACACATGGGGCGAACCTTCTGCGGCCTGTTGCATATCCCAAGGACTAGGATAATGACGTAAGATGCCGCGAGCACGTTGACGTAGTTCTTTAGGAACCCGTTTTGTGATATTTGGATCACTTAGTGCAATTAAAAACTCTTGTGCTTGTATTACAGCACGATATCTTTCGTCAGGTAATGTCATTCAAATAAATTATCAAAAGTTGAAGTTAAGGGTTTATCATCTTTAGCAACAGGTTTGTCTTTTGCTAAATTTGCTTCGATTTCAAAATGCTTATCTGCGTATGTACTTGAGTTTACAGTCTTTTTGCCTGTAGCACCACGAGTACCGATAATTTCCATCCAGTATTTGTTATACTCTTCAATCAATGCATCACTTTTACCTTTACTACTTGTAGCAAAGATTTCGTTTACAATGTCTTTAAAGAACATTTGATTATATGACAAATTATTCTTTGGAGCAACATCTGCGACACTCATCATAGATGGCATTTTACCTGCATCATATTGACGATTGGCTTCTTGTACTGCATTAATATGCATCCAAACATTATGCCCCATTAGTAGCGCATAACTAAAGCTGTCCCATGATGTCTTACCTTCTTTGCCATTCTTATTTAGGTCGCCGGGAGCATAGATACAAATATCTTTCATTTGCAATTGATCGATAAGCGGACTAGATTCAAATCCAGTAAAGATACCATCTTGTATTACTGCATCTTTGAAGAGTCGTGTATCTGTTGCATACTTCTTGTCGTCTGCAGAAGCCTGCATACGGTAGACCCACTTTGTTCTATCTTCGGTTTCTGTCTGGATGTAGACTTGTCCATTTGCTGTGGCGAGGAACGGTGAGGCGCAATCAAAAGAGATGGTAAATTGGTCATTATGATATTTCCTTACGGCACGTTGAAGATCAGTTAGCAAGACAGCCCATTCGAGCTTGCTTGTACCCAAGAAGTGCATCCAATCCTGTTCGCCCTTCTCAAGCAATCCCTCAAACCTTAAAGTGTTAATACGCTTTAAGACTAAGTGAATATCGCACATATTCTGACCACCCATACCCCAACCGTTAAATGCACGGTCGCCGTATTGTTTTGGGTCACAATACTTTTTCATTCTATCATACCAATCGTCTGCATCAGCATGGTTTTCACCTTGCAAGACGTTTAGGAATTTACAGTTGCCATTACGATTGTTAACAAACCAATCGTTGTTAATATATGTACCTTGTACTGCTTCTGCATAGGTAGTAATACCTGTAGCGGCAGCACCTGCCGGACTACGAGCTACCCACGCTGGGATATCAAGCCCCATACCGTAATCCATTAACGTGTCCATCCAAGTTAATACTTGAGCACGTTTCTTTTGTGCTTGTGGACAGTTAGGATCTTTCCAGTCAGCTGGCCAAACACCTTTACCAATCTGGAATCCGCCCGAGTCACCTAACACCCAACTAGTATTACGATCTCGATTGCGGAACATGTCCTCGCTTTCATCTTGTTTAGTTAAATCAAGATTAGCGTGTCCTGCTGAATACAAACAATGGTCGTAGTAGAACTGCCCCTTTTCAGGTTCAAGATAATTAAGACTTTCAACACCATTAGTAAGACTTGGCGGAATACGTGCAGGATCTACATAATTACCATAACGTTGCTTACCGATAAAAGTAGAATAGAATCCACTTGTTGCCGGTAAGAAGTATGCGTAATCGTTTTGTGTTGCTGTTAAGTTCTTATTCATTTTATCCAATGTTGTGCTAGTACCATTAAGCTCAACCATGCCCACATAGTATTAAAACCTACAAGGGTTGGTAATGCTTTCTTACGACTTGCCCAAATAAGTGTTACACTTGTTAAAAGTGTTAGATAGTATAGTTCCCAGATTTGAATACCAAAAATTAAACCTGGAATGATAATGATAGCTTTTGCCAACCAGCTAACAAACTCTACAGTATTATAACCGGTCCAGTATTCTTTTGTAAACCACATACCGTAGCAGTCTCGCATGTTACGCCAACCACTATGTGTATAGCAGATCACCATTAATACTAACCATACTCCGACTGCTACTAAAATTTGATCTAACGTCATTCTATTCTACCCCATTTAATTTTTAGCCATATTCTTTCATGAATATAGTAGTCTAAACTTAATAAAATATGTAATAGTGTAGCAAAGCCTGTCGCTTGCCCTATATCTCCTGTGAACATATATGTCCACAAGATAGTGAACAGCCACGCTGTTATGCGATAGCTGATCATTCTAACAATGGTACGTTTATGTGTTTCCATTACTTGCTCTGTGCTGGTAGAATATAGTTGTACTCGGCCATACCACTATCTACAGTAATTTGTAGAGCACCGACGTCTGCAATACGGATAGTCTTGTCACCTGCTAATGATAAGATACTCATCATTTGTACAACAGGCCATGACCAAACTTGTTTTAGTTTACCACCAATATTTGATTGGAATACAAATTCACCTGCGTGTGTTGATGCATCACCAAAACTAAACACTAGATTATCGTTTTCAGTTTTAACTTGGAAAACGCTTTCTTCTGAGTGTGCGTTAGCTTGGAATTTCAAACGCTGAATGCTTGCAACATTTGGTTCAAACTCAATATCCCACTTAGCACCTTTAAACTTAACTGATTTTAACTTTTCATTAATCACTTCAGTGTTCATGAATCGATAGTCATTCTGGAAATCACCAGCGGCATTTTTAAAATGCAAGCCGGTTGGAATGTCTTCACCGTTACGTTGTGTAGTAACTACACTAATTTGTGCGCCTTCTTTGTATTCTGGGCACTTCAAGTGGATGTCTAACTTGTTTAGGTTAGGCATACCAAAAACGCCATCAAACTCGCCTACCGGTGATTTAGTAGTAGCTTGAACAATAACTGAACGATCTTCAGCCATTGCTTCAATTTCTGTCTTGTCAGTAGCAGAACTAATCTTAACCAATGGGATAAAGCCCAATGCGTGTGTATGTGCTACTAAGTCTTGTAAAATATCTTTCATACGATTCTCCTTATGTGTATTATATTTAGGTTTTGTCTAAAAGTCAAGAGGTTTTTCTTACTTTATTGTTATACTGGATGGCCGATTCCACCAAAGTCATCGGATAGCCAATTGTGTTTGCCCATTGTGTAAATGCTTGTGTATCTTTTGGAAAGCAAGCACCTCCCCAACCTCGTTCGCCGTCTGGGCCTGGAACCATAGTATGGTCTGAACCTATACGAGTATCAGCTGATATGATTTGCCTAACAATATCATAATCCATCCCATTGTTATCGCATATATCAGCAATCTGATTAAAGAAACTAGTTTTTAATGCTAGGAAACTGTTAGTGGAGTACTTTATCATGCTTGCTTCTTTAGCAGTACAATTAAAAATCAAATTACAGTTAGGTAATGTAGTTTGAAATAAGTCCTGCCAGAAACATTCGGGATCCTCACCACCAATAACAACATATTTTTGATTAATAAAATCTTGATTAGCACTACGAGCTCTTAAGAACTCTGGACTATAACAAATGCTATGATCCGAATATACTTTTTCAAAACCTTCAACAATGGCGGGTGTTACAGTACTCTTAACCAACACAGGCATGAAGATAGGTACTTCATCTAAAATATTTGCAACAATGCTAGCATCGCAAATATTATTTTCTGTAGTCGGTGTAGGAGCACAAATAATTAATCCATCTGCATCGTGATGAAACTTAATTTCATTAGTTGTGTATGCTGGATCTACTATAATTATATCGTGTTTATCTTTAAGGGCGTTAAACACTGCTTTACCAACAAAGCCATACCCTGCAATTATTATTTTCATATTAGAACTCAAATAAACTGTTAAAAGTATTCTTTTCTTCTGTACTGCGAACGTCCCATTTCAAAACGCCAATTAAGTTATCTAACTTATTGTCAATAATAGTTTGTTCCATTTCGGCATCATCAAATGGTAAGTCTTTAAACCACTGTGGCAAACGCAATTCATCAACTGGATACGCAACTGATGTAAAGCCCAGTGGATTTTGTTTTAGCTTACACACAATAACTTTGGCACCGTCAGTGATACCCATTGAGTACTTGTCGCCAAACATACGTTTGAGTGTGTTCCAGTTAATACTAGCACGGACATGTCCTGGCATATTAGCTTTACCTGCTTTAACTTCTTTAGCTTGATACTCGGTAATCTTGTTGGCACGTTTAGGTGATCCTTTCTCCCATCCCGGTCTGCTTTTAAACTGCATACGGAATTCGCTAATGTGATCTAACACTTCCTGTTCACCTTTGCCCATAAGTACCATTTCAAGGACATCGCTTAAAAAGTTTTGAATAAATTCTGGAGTATCACTACGCTTTAGATCCAAACCCATGGCCTTGATCTTACCTGGCTTACCATCTACGTCTGCACGTTTGCCTTCTTTGTCGTAATACAACACAGCGTAACGCTTCTTAGTAATAAACAGA